TGAACGGATTACTGGTTACTCTTTAACTTTAATGAAACTATGGAAAGTTTTGAGAAGTTTGAAGAGATGAGGTCGGTCCTGTTGACTAAACTTGGTACTGGCGGTTCTATCCGCTAGCTTCTGAGCAAGTACAACTGGACGTTCAATGGAAGGGGTTTCCCAACCCTTTAATCCATGAATGTATGCATTATAATGTTCAATGCGTACACGATCATCATGAGTCGGCAGGTCGTCGACTCGAGGGAGATCCTTACTGTTAGGTATAAAGTTCTTGGAAGAACCTTTGCCATCAAAGTAAGTTGATTTCCACCACAAAGCCAGTTGATCTTCTAGATCATCGTGGCTCAGAGTGTAGTCAGTGATTTCAGTCTCTTCTACCCGGTACAGCTTGTCAAGACAAGTGTCAACTCTATCCTGCAATGGGATACCGTCCGGATTAAGTTCCAGGCCAAATGGCTTAGGTAAAGACGCAAGCTTACGCACGCGTTTTCGCCACTTTGGCGGGATGAACTTCAGCCCTTTAACTCCAAGTACCTCAAGAGGTCCAAAGGGGTTGGTGGGTGAGAAATTCTTCCATTTCTCTACAGGAACTACGCCATCTTTAGTGATTACTTTACCAGCAAACTCGCCCATGTCGTGAGACACTAGCGTCTTTGCTTCGCTGATTTGGCAACCAAGAGAGATAACCTTCTCTTTATATAAACGTGCGACCTCGGGGTCAGAGATGATAACATCATCGCCGAGTACCCGGAAGCTGTCCTTTATACTCAACTCATCCTCAATAGTGCGAAGTAGCATCCCATGAGTGTATGCGAAAAGTGCGAAAGATGGATATAGGCCAAGTGGCTGTCCAGTCTTCCATTGAAGGAATTGATCACCGCTGTTAAACGGAGCCAACTTTCCGGCTTCCCATTTACCTCTCGATAAAGCTTGAAGAAGCTTAACAGAGTCTTTGAGATCAGACAAACTTACCTCACTACCGTGAGACCGTTTCGAATCTGGTCTTATCCTTTCAAAAGCAGTGCTACGTGCCCAATTAAGGGTCGTTGTGAGACTAAAGCCTTTATGGATTAAACCTTCCTCTAATTGAGTCAAAAGGTCGTTTAGAGCATCTATCTGTATACACAAAGGAAATCTATCAGTGGCATTCGACAAGTCGAAAGCATGCATGGTACAACCTTGTGAAAGCTTTTCTCGAACGAAGGTTACCCCGCGTTCTTGATCAAAAGTACAGTCCCATTCCAGTTGTTTTAGGGTACCATAAAGAAGGTCCCCAAGAGGTGACAACACGTGTTGCCACAGTCTGAATGGGTTAGCAACTGCTCTCAGC